GTGCATTTCTTATACCCAACTTTATCAAAACGTTATGAAGGTCAATCCCCGCTTGGTTCAGCCTATTTCAGTGTCAACATACTCAATCAGATGGATGCTTATATGCAGAATATTTTTGCTAGTGGCGGGTTGTTTGACGGATTTTTGTCAATCAAGAATCGTATAGTCAGTCCTGATGATAAGGAAAGCATAAGAAAAAAGTTTATGCAGTTCTTTGGGAAGCGTAAAGCAGGCGGGCTTCCAGTGTTTGACGATGATATGACTTTTCAACAGGTTTCAGCCAATCCTAGAGAGATGCCGTTCATACAAGGTCAAAAAACAGCAGTAAAAGAGATATGCGCAGCCTTTGGCGTTCCGGAAGCGATGATAACATCCGAAGCTAACTACAAGCAAGAGCAGGCACTTATACAGCACGCTAGAGGTGCAGTCAAGCCACGTTGCATCAGGATAGAGTCAACAGTTACTCAGTCGCTTGTCATGCAATATGACGAAAATATGTTTATGATGTTTGACAACCCGGTTCCAGAAGATTCAGAAGCGAAGTTGAAGGAAACAGAGACGCTTTTATCACGAGGTGCTATCACACCAAACGAGGCACGGAAACGCCATAACGTTGATGAGTATGCAGATACACAAGCTGACTTGCTATGGATGCCGTCAACAATGTCACCGATGGGAATGGATGTTAGTCAGCAAGGCAAGGCGTTTGCTGAAGCAGTAAGAAAAGAGTTAGAAAATGAACCACATTAACCATCTGCTAACATCACAAATATTCATAAAGCAATTCGCATCTATCGTCAAAGAGCAGAAATCCGCTAGGCAATGGCAAACGATGATTGACCATGCACAGCCCTTTGAGAATGAGGCTACAAAGACACTACGAGGCTTTTTCAATGAACAGAAAGAGGAAGCAGTCAAGAATCTCTATGGATACAAATCTTTTACAAAAGCGGTTGACGCAGAGCAATCATGCGATTGGGAATATTGGAAAATACAGTTTGCAGAATTTGAGCAGTTATTATTACCAGAGATATTCGCAGAATGGGGTCAAGAAGTCCTAAATACTTTGACGCTTGGTATCATGTTCAACCCAGACGTTCCGCAGATAGATGAGTTTATAAACGCATACTCATACAAAATGGCGGTCAATGTCAATGATACAACAAAAAGACAGATACAGGATTTATTCAAGCAGGCGCTTGACGAAGGGAATAGCGTTCCGCAGATAGAAAAGAAATTGAGATCGATGTTTACTGACATAAGCAAAGTCAGAGCGAACATGATCGCTCGGAGCGAGGTTATCAGAGCGCATAATGCCGCCGCCGATGCGTCTTATATCCAAAGCGGTGTGGTCGAAAAGAAAAAATTTTATACGGCACAAGATGAGCGCAGGTGTATTTTTTGCAAATCGCTACATGGCAAAGAGATATTGGTAAGTGAAACATACTTTAATCTTGGTGATAGACTAACAGTTGTGGATGATAAAGGCAAACCACATACACTCAAATTTGATTATTCAGAGATAAGGTATCCTCCAATTCACATTCGATGCCGCTGTGTCTTGCTTCCTATCATATTTGATGTATACAGATAAACAGAAGGTGAATGATATGGCTATAGAATTAATTGATGGAGTTTATAAGTCTTACCAGAGTAAGCAGAAACAAGAGGCTGTTTATGAGGAAAACAATGCAAACGGAAAGCGGATCATCGTTGTTAATGCTTTTTCTGGCGATGATAGCATTGACCTTGACGATGAAATTATAGATCAAACGAAATGGCGTTCCGATAGCTACTTAACAAAGTTAGTGAAATTTATGCCATTCCATGAGTATAAGTCGATGACACTTGGACAGCATCGGTGGATAAAGCCTTTCCCAAACAAAAAAGATGCGACAGCTACCAAGTTTCAAGCACAATTCGGACCGCATGAGTTTGGAATAGCCTTTGGGGAGCTATACCTAAACGGCGACATGGATTCATTTAGCGAAGGTTTCAAGGCGTTTAAGTGGGAAAATCCAACTGAAAAAGGGGCGCAGTATTCACGGAAATACATTGACCAACTACGAATTGAAATAAGTGCGGTCAGCATACCTGCAAATAGAAACGCAAGGCTAGACGATATGATTAAGGCTTTTGACCAAGTTAATCTTAGTGCATCAGAAACAAAAGCGGTTATAAAAGAATATCTATTTGAGAAAAGCGAAAGCGGGCTTTTGGTAGAAAAAGGTATTGAATATTACACAATAAAGGATATTGACTACAAACAGAAATATTATGATTCGCTTGTTATCATATCAGAGCAAGCAGAGGCAATATTGAAAAAGCATTATATGGTCGGCGACACAGAACCATTGCACGATCATGGTGAAGAAATATTAACATCGGATTGGGACGTTTTTATATCCGATGATAATATAGAAGTAGACGATCCGTTGATCGTTGATGTAGACGCATTAGACGCTGAGGGAGATACCTTAGAAGTGTTAGTCGGCGTGGGAGATGTGCAAGTAGATGTAGAACCAGAAATAAACGTAGAAATCTAACACAAGGAGAAATAGAAATGCCAGAAATCAAAGAATTAACTAAAAGACAACTAGAATATGGTATGACAGACGAACAGAAAAAATGGATGTTTGAGGATTATATCAAGACGAACAAAGAGGATATAGACAGAATCTATGCTAACAAGGACATTACACCGGAGCAGAAAAAAGAGATCATTAAGGAAATAGAGATAGAAAATGCCGAACTGAAAGCGAAGATTGAGGACGTTTCTAAGAAACTTACCGAATCAGAAAAGGCGTTGACACTGCGGAATCTTCCGGAGGAAAAAGGTAAAACCTTGTTGACGCTTGGTGAGTTTGCTCAGACAATGGCTATGATCGCATTGCGTTCTGATGGACAGCCTGTCAAGGGCTTGACAACTGAGCGAGTAAACAAATATAAAGAGATGACTAAAACCGCAGGGGCTGGTATGGAAGCGGAGGACTGGTCAGAAGGCGGGGCTTTAATTGCACCTGAGTTTTCTAGTGAATTACTAAGGCTTGGCTACGAAAGCGCCGGCTTGATCAATATGGCAAGAAACTTTCCCGTGACAGGTAATTCGCTTGAAATACGCTATATCAGAGATGCAGACCAAAGTGGCGGGTATGTATCAGGCGGAGTAATGGTTTACTGGGTAGACAAAGAAACCGCCCCCACTGCAACCAAGCCGGTGACTGATAGAATGAAATTTGAGCTCAAGAAGCTGATGGGCATGGCATATTCCGATATTGAGCTAATAGAGGATTCACCAATCACTATACAATCTATGCTGGAAAAAGACTTTGCTGATGCTTTCGCTCTGGCAATGGATGATGGTATGCTCAACGGAACAGGCGCTGGTGATATTCTAGGCGTGCTAAATTCGCCTTGTCTTGTCAGCGTAGTGATAGAACCAGGGCAGACCTTAGCGGCTGATCCTATTATGTTTGAGAACATTAACCAGATGTATGCACATTTGCCAAATGCAAGCAAACGCAGGGCGGTATGGTCGATCAATCCTGACTTGACTCCGAAACTGCCGAGAATGAATCTTGTTGTAGGCACAGGCGGATCAGCGGTGTTCTTGCCTGTTGGCGGAGCTTCTGGAACTCCATTTGCAAGTCTATATGGCAGACCGATCATTGAAAACGAATGCAATCAAGCACTTGGCACAAAAGGCGATATAGTGCTTGGTGACTGGTCACAATATGGCATGGCTAGAAAATCACAGGGAAGCCGATTTGAGACAAGTATCCATTTCAAGTTTGATACAGACGAAATGACTTTCAAATGGGTTTGGAGAATGGATGGTAAGCCATTGTGGTATAGCTACAAGACGCCAAGACGTGGAGCGACAACCAGAACGCCATTTGTCACTTTGGATACAAGAACATAATAGCCAACAGGCATAATAAGGAACATTCCTTATAATAGAGGAGATAAAATCATGGCACGATTATCGGAACAATATATAATGAATAACACCTGCATTGGTGTAGTGAAAAACAATAGCACTGCAAGTTCTACAGGTATGAGCATGTCAAAGTATAGAAGATTTGTCTATACTTGCAGTCCGGCGGCAATGGCATCAAGTGGCGCTTTAGCATGGAAATTACAACAGTCAGATGCGGTTGGTGGAACTTACCACGACATAGCAGGGAAAACGACATCACATACAGACGCAGAAGTTGGTGTTCCTAAGATAATTGAGATAAATTCTAGCGAGTTGACAGTCTTACCGGGACATCCTTTCGTTAGGTTATTCTGCACAGAATCAGGATCGCAAAACTGTTATATTAGCGCAACTATGCTGATAGAAAAAGACTACTAGGATTAACAGGGGGGAATATAAACATGCGGATCAAGTTGAATCAGGACTGGAAATCGTTTAAGGTTGGCGATGAGATCAACTCCCCCGATGCAGTCGCTAACGTTCTTATCTCCGCGGGCATAGCTGAGCAACTTGAACCGCCTTTAAGGAATGTTTCAATAGAAAAAATGCAAACTTTACGATCTGATAAGATGATCAGGTCAAGCAAAAACAAAGACAACCAGAATCGCTGAGGGGCGAATAAAGGAGTAATGAAAAATGGCGAGTTTTATGAAATATAAGGGATGGGTAGATGCAAGTGGCAATCACGTGATAATGAGAAAGACATTAGCAACGGAAACAGGTGTCATATTCGGTCAAAGCGGATATGGGCTAGACTTCAAGGTTTGGGGCAACACTGCTGATGATTATCTATTATGGGATAATTCAATCAGTCAATTAGGTATAGCCACCAAGCCAACTACTTGGAATGGCATTTCGTTATACGTTTATTCCGAACCAGTCGTAGTTGATAGAGGTATGCGTGCCGGCGCTGTATATATAGAAACATATCGTGACGTGGCATGGACGAGTAATGACGGAAATCCCGATTGTGCATTGAAAATCAGTGCTCAAAATAGATCGGTTTCCGGGACTTATTCTGGTGTGCGTGGTTTAGATATAAATGCAAGAAACAGGACAGGATCATGCGGGGTTATCAATGGTGCAACTATCACCGCAGAAAACTATAATCCTTCGGTTAGTGTTGTAGATGTTATTGGACTTGAGGCACATTCCAAAAATAATGCGGTAGCTACTGGCTATGTAAAAGCATTTAGGGCATTGGACGAATCGGGTAGTTCAACTGGAACGCATTATGGCGTTGAAATTACAACAGGCGATGGTGCATTTATGAGAGCGGCGGCAATACAGATCGATGCAAACGTAGCCGCAGGCGCCGGGTGGACTAATGGTATCAGTTTCAATAATGATGTAACTAATGTATTGGATTTTGCTAATAGCGATGGCACTAATGGTGCGACTATTCACGAACATGGCTATACTGGAAGTGGAGCCGGAGCAAAACTAAAAATAGATGTTGCAGGCACATCTTATTATATCATTGCGTATACTACTGCATCAGATGTATGAGAGGTGATTTGAATGGCTATTATATTGTCAATGGAAACAATAAGTGCAAAAATATCAAAACATGGAACGGAGTTTATTGATGTTTTGCCAACAGGACATTGGCTACATTACGAGTATGGCGTCCCTGAGGCGCCAGTTCAGGTCATGGTCGAGCAAGTCCCTGTTGGTAAAAAATGGCGCGTCACCATGAATGTTTACATTGAAGAAACCGATGCTTAACAAATTAAGGGGGAGAATCATGTTAGTTACAATCGCAGATTTACAAGGTATCTTAATCGGTAGCCAGTCAATGAGAGGCATCAAGTTGGATGCTCGGACATGGCTGGCTATCATACAAACGCAGAAGATGGCACAGCAAAAGATTGAAGAATATGATCTAGCTCGTATCCAGTTATGCGAGCAATATGCAAAAAAAGACGACAAAAATAATCCTATTATGACTACAGGAGCAGATGGCAGACCTGCTTATGATATTGAAGATTTGCGGACATTTACGCTAGAATTGCAAAAACTACAAAATGAACCGACTGAATTGGCAATACCACAAATAAAGATAAGATTAAAGGAAGTTCCAGTGATAGATAATCCCGAAGGTCTTATCTTATTAACCATGCTTAATGTAGATGGTGATAATCTTTTTGAGGAGTAGACAAAATGGCGATAGTATCACTTGCAAACATTCAGACTTATGTTGGCTCCACCAATGCCAACGTGACAACCATCCAGAACGCCGTTGAAGAAATGGTCAAAGGCATTTGTTTTAGTCCGTTTGAGTCAACAGCATACACAAATGAGTTATACTATCGCCATTCGTCTAAATATTTATGGCTACGCAAAAAACCTGTTATCTATATTTCCAGAATAGCTGTTGACAGAGAAGATGCGATCAAAGTCAAGAATACGAATACAGACACTTCACAGGCGCTTATAAGAGTGGACGCAACCAATGTAAATATGATAGTTGAAGGCGGAGCAGGGAACAACACAAGCACGTTATCATTATCTACAAATTCTACCTGCACATTGCTTGTCAATGCGATCAATGCCTTATCTGCTTATGGCTGGTCGGCGGAGTTATTGAGCAATGCTTTCGCTTCTTATAGAACGGCGATCATGTTTGCTCAATCAGTGAATTGCACAGCTTGGAAAGGCGTACAAAAGAACTGGGAATATTTACAGATTGCAGGCGATCCTGTTGATTATGAGATAACGGATTATGCCAATGCTGAAGTGGATATTGGCTCTTTTAGTTGGGCTTGCATCAATTATACGGCTGGATATGCGACTATTCCGCCAGATATAACATACTTTATTTGTGAATCGGTCAAGTCATTGTTTAATATTAATCAGAATGATTCGACTGGAATATCAAGATTCCAGGTTGGGGATATTTCAATGACTTATGCTACTATGAAATCTACTTTGCCAGATTCACTAATGAAGATACTTGACAATTACACAGGAAGTCCAAGTGTATGAAACCCAAGAAAAAGAATCCGAAACGCAAATGTTGCAAAAAGCGACTTAAAAGGAAAGCTAATAAAGATGTCCATTCCAGGACCTAAGCAAACATTAACATTAAAATCAGTAGCATTATCTAGCGATAGTTCAGGACTGCCGACATTGGCGTCGCCTGCCACAGTCCAGACGCTTTCTGGTTCGTTACAGCCATTGAAACAAACGGAAAAGGTTCAGTTTGGTGAGATTGGCATTATAGCGGATTCTGTCTTTTATGTGCATAAGTCGCAGTTTACAAGTTCGGCAAACGAGGCGAAACTCATTGAGGGCAATATACTTGCATCGTCATCAGTGAATTACAACATCACGGGAATACAATATTGGAATGGCGGTCCTGTTGGGATTCATTACAAAATAATTTTAAGAGAGTTAAAATGATAGACACACAGACATTAGGCACGGGCATTATATCGCTTTACGCAGGGTCATCAGGGGCTACCTTGAGAGGTTTCACTGGTAACGGCAAGCTATTTCAGGGTTTAGCACCACAGGCAACGGCATTGCCTTTGATAACCTTCACGATGATAGACGATATGAGTGATGATACCTTCGGTGAAGAGATGAGCGTCTGCCGGGTGCAGTTTACTGTCTGGACACAATTACAAGCTACGAATAACACCGGGTCAATCCAAAGAGCATTAAGGAATCTTTATCATGGTGCTACACTGACGTTAAGCGGGTATACGCATATCGGAACGCAGTATATATCAACAAGGGATTTGGGTATAGACGAAAACAACAGATCGCAAATAATAATGGATTTTTATGTATGGACACAAAAAACTTAGGGGGAGAATAATGAAGTTTATAATGTTCCATGAACCACATTTTGAGAAGTGGGATTACAGGAATCTTGATATTGGTATCGGTGGCAGTGAAACACATCAAATAGAAATGGCTTGGAGGCTTGCAAGGCGTGGGCACCAAGTTATAAGCCATTCACCTTTGCCTGACGATTGTATCAGAAACTATATGGGCGTGGAGTGGCGTGATTTAGACGAATGTGATTGGTCAGAAGATGGTATATGGCTTATCTATCGCAGACCTTCTAATGTTGATAATCTCAAAGGTCAACAGGCATGGCTTATCTGTCAGGACATAGATTATCCTGATTTGAATGAGGAGCGTGCTGAAAAGTTCACAAAGATAATCGCATTAACGCCATCCCATGCGCAGTATCTGGCAATGGCAAAGCCGTATCTTGTAGATAAATTGTGTATAAGCAGTAATGGGATTCGCATGGACGTTATCCGTGAGGTAGAGAAAGAAGGTATAGAGCGGAATCCACATAGGGTTATGTTTGCAAGTTCGCCTGACAGGGGCTTGTTACCATCAGCACGGAGTTTTCAGAAGGCTAGGGAATATGTTCCTGATTTAGAATTTCATGCGTTTTATGGCTTTAACAACATGGATAAGATCATCTTTCGTGATGATAAAGCATACAAATTTGAGCAACAATATCGCAAAGAATGTATGGAAGCCATGGAATTACCCGGAGTGACTTGGCATGGACGTCAACCACAACATCAATTATATCGTGAATGGCTCAAAACAGGTGTATGGTTGTATCAGACAAACTTCGTCGAAACTGCTTGCATAACAGCGATGGAAGCTCAGGCGTTGGGTGCGATACCAATAACGCATCCCATCGGAGCGTTAATTGATAACGTTCAGTTCGGCACGTTCATAGAAGGCGATGCTTTTAGTAATTACAACAATGCCAAGTATGCCGCTGAATTGGTGATAATGAGTAATCCAGAATTGCAGGCAGAGATAAGACCAAAAATGATGGACTGGGCAAGAACTAAGTTCAACTGGGAACGTCAAGTTGATACTTTTGAGGCTTGGGCAATGGGATATGAAGATGTAAAATCGCAATATAATTATCAATACAAGCATGCTAAAGGGTCAATATTGAATGTGGGTTGTCATACTGATTCAGCTAAGCTAAAAGAAAGGCTTGGAGCAGTCAACCTTGACGCTTTTGAGAAGTGTCCACAAACGGGTCAGCAGATAATGGCTGATATATTCGCTGATGCCAGAGAAAAGCTACCAAAGGGGTTTGATACTGTTATTCTTGGTGATATACTCGAGCATTTTGATAATGTGGATTGTCTAAAGATATTACGAAACGCTAAAGACGCATTGAATATTGGCGGTCAAGTCGTGATCACATGCCCGGATGATTCAAGAGAAACTATCCAAAATAGTGTGTTTGGTGGTCATAAACCTATGCCATTAGAACGCCTTATTCATTTGATACAAGCATCGGGGCTTGCATTGGAGGAAGTGCAATATATAGATTATACCTTTTGCGAAGGTTTTGGCGTGGTCGCTAAAGAGCATTTTGAGGATGACGAGTATCACTTCCTTGAAAAGATGGTATATGACGGAAAAGGCGTCAATATCTGTGAAGATCGGAAATCCGAGAGCTATGAAGATCGGAAATCCGAAATCTTACAGGGGGGAGGAGCATGAAAAACACTATCACGGTCGGCACGGTTGGTATTTTAGGAGGCGTGCCTTCGCTACCAACGCCATTCGTTAAGTCATTGCTTGATATGGCAAATTTCAATAACGAGTATCTACTTGGCAATGAAGAGCAGATATACTATAACACAGCCGATATGAGCTATCACAGTTTCGCTAGAAACCGATTGGTATACGATATGCGGGGTGATTGGCTACTGATGCTTGACACAGATCAGACGTTTGAGCCTGACTTGCTTACAAGGCTAAAATGGGTCATGGATAAACGAAATATTGATGTTTTAACAGGATTATATTTCAAGAAATACCCGCCTTATGAGCCAGTCATTTATCACGATACAGGCGATTGGAAACTGGAATCAATATCAGAATACGATAAAAGCAAAGAGATAATAGAGATTGACTCCGCCGGCGGTGGATGCTTATTAGTCAAAGCGAAGGTTTATAATGCTATTATAGATAAATTTGGGTGTATGCCTTTCATGGAAATACCGAACAATTCAGAAGATCACAGTTTTTTTTGGCGATTAAAACAGATAGGCATTCAAGCGTATTGTGCGCCGCATATAACATGCGGACATCTTGAATGGCGAGAAGTAAACGAGGAGGTCAGGGAACAATGGCAAAATCAGTAGGACAAGGATCGTTAGTTTTTGGAGGTTACGTTGCAGGTGCGAATAATCTATCCTTTGCAGACGAAATTGATGTGCATGACGCCACGACTTATGTTGATTATCCGTATGAAACACA